TTTAGCCTGAGATTCTATAACTTCAGCCGCCTGATATAGCCAGCTAATAATTGCATCATTCAAAGCGGCTTTAACCTTAATGGAATCGTCCTTTAATTCAACACTCATCACTGTCCTCCCGTAAATTTCAGATAGATTTCCAACTGTTCATTCAGCTCCATAGGATTGTCAATAATCATGATATCGTATATTTTGCCGTTAATAACAACTCTGCTTTTTTCAGCAGAAATACTCTTGTCAAGACTTACATAATCACAAATAAAAATATGGGTTGATTCCTGTATTTTAGCATTGTAGGTATTGTATTTAGAATCTCCTCCTGACATGTCAAGAAAGCCGATTATGCTTTGAATTGTTTTCCACGCTTTTACAGCTTCGCCGATTTCATTTGTTGTTGATTTGAAAACCTGAAAATCCGCTTTAATATTACCGCCTATCCCTTTCATGCTAAAACCTCGCTTTTATATACGGTTTCAAGAAACCCAATAAGGATTTTGGATAACCCATAATCGAATTATCACTGTCCATATTAAAATATGTCACTGAATGCCTTGATATTGTTTCTGACTGAATCCCCACCTTGTCACGATTCTGCAAGTCCCATTTCAGCATATTCACCACACCCATTATAACATCGGGCGGATACTCCACTTTTGTTATTAGATTCTTCTGACAATCAATCAGATCACTGTCAGTAATTATTCCTGTATCGGAAATTTCTTTGACTGTATATACTCCGTTATTCAACAAACTGTCGGAAATCTGAATGGTATCCCCAATTTTAAGATACTGAGGAGGATTCAATATTTTGTTATCCAGTACCGCAGACTGAGAGCGTACCGTTCGCAACTGAAAGTTATTATTTGTGTATTTACGAATTAATGATTCCAGTGCCTGAAGCTTTACTTCAAGCACCGGATCGGATTCTTCTGTCTCTATGTACTGCTTTAAGTCAGCAGCTGAGATAATCATAAAAAAATCACCTTATTTCTTAAACTTTGCAAGGACAATTTTAGCGTCATTTGTTAATGCTACTCCATAATATTTTGCGGCTGTAATGTCATGACGCTGTGCTTTCGGAAACCATTCATGATCAACCTGAGTATCCTTTTTCAGGAAGATTGTCAGCGCCGGAAGCTCGTCTTCTGTATACTCAGTTTCCGGATTATCCGGCTGTAACTTGATAATCGGACAAAGATAATACTGTGAAGCTGCTGCAATGGAATTTACTTTGTCACCTACCCCGATCTTTGCCTGACAATACGGCTGAACTGTTGAAAGTTTCTTAGCTGTAGAGGATTCTGTGCCGTTCTCTGCAACAATGGTAATCGTACCATCTTCTGCCTTTTCGTACTGAATAAGCTTTACCTTTTTGGACTTCTTAATCCAACAGCCTGCTATCTTACCGATTGCACCGTTTACTGCAACACCGCTTGTGAATTTATCAGCCGACAGGAAATCATCGTCTTTGAGAAGTGTTGCTTCTTGCGCCGGATTGATAAACATAACCTTTTCAATTCCGTCCTCTTCATCTTCAAACTTTGCGTTTGCATCGACAATTCCATCATAGGAAACTGCCGCAAGTGTTGAAGCCGTATAAATATTAGTACCTGTATATGCTGCATCAAGTACGTCATTGTCAACCTTACCGGCTATGGATTTTGAAAGCTGTGTTTCAGCCTGACCGATCGGATTTCCCAAACCGCTGTTAATAGCTGTCTGATAAATCGAAATCGACTTACCGGCACATTTGATTGTGAATGTTGTGCTTGAAGCTGTTAGCTTTGCAGTCTGCATTTCGTTCCCCTGCTCAGGGTCAAAGTCCTCAGCATCACCTACATAATTCCATGATGGTACTGTTTTTGTATCACCGGCTGTGCCCTGTAATGTAGTATCAACCTTTGCATAAGGAGTAAGCTTACATAGTGCTACCGTTTTTGCTTCAATCATATCTCCCATTACTTGTGGATTAATAATGTCATTTAATTTAGTTACTGACATAATAAATTACCTGCCTTTCTTAATTTTTCATGGCTTCATTATATGCATCAGGATTTTCAGCATATAAAGCTGCCCTTTCCGCATAGGGTTTCTTCAGAATTTCATCCTTAGTTAATGTATTTTCTTCCCTGCCGCCGGGAAGTCTGTTGTCTCCCAAAACCTTAAAGCCGCCTTTATTTTCACCAGATTCAAACATATTCGGGAACTGTGTTTTCAGTCCGGAAAGCTTATCCTCCCAGCCTTTGATATCACCGTTTTCATCAAGTTCTAGTTTTTCGCCTTTTTCATTCAGCTTGAATGTAAGATAATCCACATCGGCAGCTTTTGCGGAAAGCAGTGCGACTTTAACTGCGGATTTGAGTCTGGTTTCTTCAAGCTGCTCCTGTAGATTGATAATATCGGTTTCATAGCCGGAAATTTTAGCTTGTAAATCCTCATTTCCGTTTGTTGCTTTTTTCAAATCTGCAATAAGCGTATTAGCTGTGGCAAGTTCAGTTTCCTTACCTTTGAGAGTTTCATTTAAAGCATCGTAATCGCTTTTATTTACATATTCTCCGGTACTGATATTTCCGATTTTCACCTGTTTGTCCTTGTTGGCTTCTGAACCGTTATACTCATTGATTTTAGATTCAAATTGAGAGTACAGTTCCTCACCCAGAATTGCCTTTAAAAATTCCATTTAAATCTCCTTTCTAAGCAGTTTTTCGTCATGCTTGGGACAGTGCGTGACCGCACGGGACATATAAAAAGCACCTCGGTGAAGTGCTTAATCAACTATTCAATTATATCAATGCCATATTCTTTAGCACATTCGTGCTCAATTCTGCATCCTCTTGCATCATTCCAGCCTTTGCAGAAGTAAACCACATCAGCAGATGAAAGAAGTTCAATCGACTTACCGAGAAACCATAAAGGCTTAGTTTCAGCAGGAGCGTTTTGAAAAAATGAATCAATAACTTCAATATCATCTTTCATGATATCCTTAGCAATTGTAATCGCTTCGTTTCGCTCTCGGAGAATTTCTTCGTCTGTTTTTCCTCGCATTGGCTGTGAAATAAATAATTTTTTCATAAAGTTGACCTCTTTCTTAAATTTTGGGTATAAAAAAAGCACCTCTTTCGAGATGCTTGTAAACTATTTATTTTTATTCATTACATAAACTAACAGCCGCATAGCAGCACTTTCCGTCATGCCATGCTCCGCAATTTTCCTTTCCGCAGTCCATAAGTTCAAAAACTGTCTGCGTTACTGTTTTGGTGCTATACTAAAAAAGTGGACAGCAAAA